AGGTATCCGCCGGTTTATCAACAACTGGCTTTCCGGAGAACAGGACAAGGGCGGGCAGTATCGTTACCCGGGTCGTGGCTCCAGCGGCAACGTTTTTACCGACATCGCGGAGGGCATGAGAAATGGACAGGCTTGAAACGGCTGATATTCTGGCGGTTCTGAAAGCTGCTTATCCGCAGTTCTATAACGGACTGAGCCCCAAGGAGGCAAACAGGATCGTCGATCTCTGGGCTGAAATGTTCAAGGATGAGCCTGTCATGGTCGTCGCCGTTGCAGTGAAAGCCATGATCGCCTCGCGGACAAACACATTTCCCCCGAACATCGGCGAAGTCAAAGAGCAGATCACAAAGATGCGTATGCCAAAGGAAATGACTGCCGCCGAGGCATGGACACTGGTCTATCGGGCAATTGCAAACAGCGGCTACAACGCGAAAGAGGAATACGACCGTCTGCCGCCTACGATTCAGCGGCTCGTTGGCTCGCCGCAGCAGCTTCGGGAATGGGGTATGATGAACGCCGAAACGGTGCAAAGCGTGGTCGCTTCTAACTTTCAGCGCTCCTACACAGTGCGTATCAAGAGCGATCGGGAGTATATGGCGCTCCCGTCAGACATAAAACAGATGATTTCCGGTGTCGCACAGCAATTTGCACTCGGCGACGGAAACGAGAATGGAGGATGAGGATATGAAAAGATGGGCAAGGCGCAACCTGCCTACGGTTGTTCTTCTGGCTGCGCTGATTCTGCTCGCCACGCTGGTGCTTGCGGTTGCAATGCCGCGCGAAACCGAAAACACGGCTGTTGTTGCTGCAGCAATTTCGCGGACGTTTGACGAAGCGACCTACCAGAGCCGTTTGGAGACCGAAGCCTACGCGGAGGTCGAACACGAAACCGCCGATATTCCCAGTACATACGATCTGCCAGAGCCTCTCCAAGAGGCAGACAGCGAGCCTTGCGGGGAAGGTGGTTTCGTGGACGCGCAGGACAAACGTGACTTGGAGCTTCTTGCCATCACCTGTTATACGGAGGCTGGCGGCGATGACTGCTGCGATCTGTGCCGCTATCGCGTATGCGACGTTCCCCTTATGCGCAGAGCCGACCCGCGCTATCCGGATACACTCGAAGGTGTTTTGACGCAGCCGAAGCAGTACGGCACCTTTGCAGAAACTGGCGTCGTATGGCCTGCCCGCGCATCTAACCCCGGCGAGGCACACGCCGTTGCGCGGGCATGGGCTGTAGCGGAAGATGTTCTTTCCGGGAATCACAGCGATCTCTGGGGCAAAGGCTACATCTTCCAAGCAGAGTTTCCGCAGGGCGACGATCCGGACAGCCGAATCTACTGTGAGCAGTGCGGTATGTGGTACTGCAAAGGTTAGGAGGCGGCTATGGCGAAAGATCCAAAGCGGCAACTTCTCGGTAAAATCGCCCGCCAGAAAGGGCAGTATTTCGAGCAGCGACTTGACGGCTCTTTCGATTACTACCGCGACCGCGGCTATGCGGTGATCGAAAAGACTCCCGAACCGATGAAGGTTATCAAACCGGAGGGAAACGGCCGTTTTCTCGCTTGCTACACCAAGAAAGCGCAGGTCGACTACAAAGGCACACTCAAGGGCGGTAGGACAATCCTGATCGAAGCCAAATTCACGTCTACGGACCGTCTGACGCAGGATCGCGTTCTCGACATTCAGGCGGCCTACATGGACAGACACCAGCAGCTCGGCGCTCGCTGTTTTGTCGTTGCCGGCTTCGCATCCGGCGAGGTCTACAAAATCCCTTGGAGCGACTGGCAGAACATGAAAACGCTGTTCGGACGAAAGTATGTAAAAGAAACCGATCTACAAAATTACAGAGTGAAAACAGCTTGGAACGGAACGCTGTTTTTGCTCGACTGATGACAGAAAGGAGTCACTACCATGAGCGAAATCTCGATGTATGAAGCGCAAAAAAAGAAAATGGAGGGCTTGTGTGAAGAACACGACCTAACGTATCGTTTTCAGAAAGACACCTATCCGCCCACGTTCACGATCTCCCCGATTCAGGGCATGGACGCCCAGCTCTCCATGCTGGAGAACGTCGAAGAAGCCGGGTACATCAGCCCCGACGCTCGAATGACATGGATTTTCAAGGACGGCGCATTGGAGACAAAGGTCACAGGCGGTACATTCACCATCAGCAAGACACTTCGAACTAAGATCGAATCTGTTTTGATGAAGATGCTGACGTACTGGATGCAGTATTTCTTCCGCGACGTCATGGAAAAGCACAGCCTCAAAGACGGTCTGATGCCCGTTATCAACGAAGACGAAATTGACGATGACGATGCCTACGAGGAAGAGCTGGAAGAGCCTGCCTACATTGAGGGCGAAGAAATGCCAGGCGATGATGACGCAGAGGACGCGGACGATGATCTCGGCGACATCGCCGACAGCTCTGAGACCACAGACGATGATCTCTACGATCAGGCTGTTAGCATCGTGCGCATGGAGAATAAGGCGACAGTTTCCCTCCTGCAGCGTCGCTTGAACGTCGGTTATGCCCGCGCCGCTCGCATCATGGAGCTGCTGGAGGAAAACGGCGTTGTCGGTCCGTTCGTTGGCTCGGAGCCGCGCGAAGTACTCCCGGCTGATGAACCGGACGATATGGAGGACACAGCCAATGAGTGAGTTGAAGCCTCCGACGCTCAAGCGCGAGGACTACAAGACCATCAAGCACATGAACCGTGAGGACATGACGAAGTACCTCTATCGTATCTACCGGCGCGGCTTCGATGCTGGCGTTGAATCCACCAAAGGCACAGTCACTAAGCGTTCCATCGCGCCGCCCGAACCGGCGCAGGCGGAGGAATAAGCCCCATCTATGCCACCCGGCGTACTTCCGTCGGGTGGCGAACCCGAATAAAACTTCCGAAAGCAAAGGAGATTCATAAATGCCTCAAATCGTGAATATCGCAATCGACCGTCTTTTTCCGCACGCCGACAATCCGCGCAAAGATCTCGGCGACCTGTCGGAGCTTGCCGCGAGCATCAAAGCCAGTGGCGTTCTGCAGAACTTGACCGTTGTCCCAAGACTGCGGGATATGACCGATCATGAATACCACACAGCGTGTGCAGAATACCGAGAAAATCCAACGGAAGAGAGCCAGCGTGTTGTCAATTGCCACACTGTATCGGATGGCTACACCATCATCATCGGTCACCGCCGTTATGCCGCCGCGAAAATGGCAGGTTTGACAGAGCTGCCGTGCGTGGTGGTCGAAATGTCCGAACGCGAACAGCTTCAGACCATGCTCGTTGAGAATATGCAGCGCAGCGACCTGACCATCTATGAGCAGGCGCAAGGCTTTCAGATGATGCTTAACATGGGCGATTCTGTAGCCGAGATTGCGGAAAAGTCTGGCTTCTCGCAGACCACCGTCCGCCGCCGCGTGAAACTCTTGGAGCTGGACAAGGACAAATTCAAAAGGTCCGAGGAGCGCGGCGCCAGCCTGTATGACTACATGGAGCTGGACAAACTGAAAAGCCCGCAGCGTAAGAATGAAATTCTCGATTATATCGGTACCGAGAATTTCAAGTACAAGCTGAAACAAGCCATCGATGCCGAAGCTACGGAAGAACGCAGGGCTTCGTTGGTGGAACAGATAAGTTCCTTTGCGACGCAGATCACCGATAGAACCGGCTACAAGTTCGCCAGGAGCTTCTATGTCAACAGTGAGGTCAAGGTGGATCGCCCGGAGGACGCAGATACCGTCGAGTATTTCTTCATCGTCGAAACGTACTATATCACGCTGATGGTCAAGGATGAACCGACCGCCCTCACTCCGGAGGAGGCAGCAAAAAGGCGTGAAGAGCAGATGAAGCAGGAACGCAAGAATGCTGCCGAAAAGGCACTGACCGAAGCTACCACCCGTGCTTATGAGCTTCGTGCCGATTTTGTGGCTGCCGTTTCCGCGACTGCTATCAAAAAACACCTTGCAGACATCGTAGCGCTGTGGGCCTACGCCGAATACTGGGACGAAACCGGATGGCTTACCGAAGATAAGATCGCACAGGCTACCGACGTTGAGTCTCCTGCCGAAGAGAACGATGATAGCGCGGAGGATGCCGAATTTATGCTTCAGACCGTGACCGATGCAATCAGCAAGACGCCTGAAAAGGCGCTTCTGCGAATGATCTATGCGCGCTTGGGCGACAGCAAAACCGAGGGTTATTTCTGCAGCTACTGGAACAGCTACACTATGCAGCACATGGAAAATGAGAAGCTGGACCGCATCTATGAGCTGCTCGTCAAACTGGGCTATGAAATGTCCGATGACGAAAAGGCGCTCCGGAGCGGAACGCACCCGCTCTTTACAGAGCAGGACGCGCAGGCGGAGGGTTCGAGTGATGTGTGATGTTTTGACCGAGATGTGCGTCTTGGGCGGCTGTGCCGCCCATCGCGCCATCGCTGATGAATGCAAACATTGTGGAAATTACCGCTCTGAGATCGAGCGCCGCCGGGCGCTCCCTCTGACAGCTGGCGGCGACGGATTGAGATTCAAGTGTGTTTCTTCTGAGGTGCGGACGCTCCCGGCAACAGAGTACAGAGACAAGCGCGGCTGGCGGTACAAGGTTATGTCTGGTATCGGACCGAACGCTTTCAAAGCCAGATACCTTCGCCCCGACAAAGTCTTCACAGATGGTTGGAAATGCTGCGCAAAGCTCCCATGGAGAAACACGTTTGACGAAGCACAAGCCGATCTTGATGGCTACGCAGCTGAGAAAGGATGGGTAAAGGTATGAAACCGGAAGAGATTGTTCGGGCGTTGCAGTGCATCTCCAATCCTCGCATGACACGGTTATGCAATGGATGCAAATACCGCAAAAGTAACGGATGTGATGCCGATCTGGTCGGCAGAGACGCTGCGAGCCTGATTGAGACGCTGTCTGTCGAGAATGCGGCGCTACGAAAGCAAGCGCCACGGTGGATCGATGCCAAGGACAGACTGCCAAACGCAGAGCAAAACTACGGGTGGGCACACTGCATCGTCACTGTATCGGAGTGGCATGCTTCACCTTTTGATGAACCGTGCGAACGAGAATTTGTTTCAACGGCACTTTTTGATGCCGAGCAGAAAATATGGCATATCGGTCACTACGAATCCACAGAGCTGGCGGTTAATGCACTGATTGATATTGATAACTCTTTTGGTATCAGTTATTGCGTCACTCACTGGATGCCACTTCCGGAAGTAGCGGAGGAAGGAGCCTGCCATGAGCCAGAGACGTGAAAAGCGGAAACGCCGCGAGCGGCGCCGGGAATACGCGGTGGAGCTTCAGCTCTGGCAGCGCAATGAGCCACCGAAGATCCTGTTCTGGCGCTGGCGCAAATGGTATCGCTCGAAGCCGACGTTGAAGGACGGCGGGCATTGGAGCGTAAAAGGCACGTGGAGGATGTTCTATGATTAAGACGCTTCTACTTGGAATCGGAGCTATAGGACTCGGCCTGACGCTTGCGCTTCTGCTCATCTTCACCTACATAGGGATTCGGGAGCTTATTTTCGAATTGCGGATGAAAAAGGTTATGCGCTCCATCAATACGCCAGAGGGTAAGCAGATGCTCGAAGATCTTTTGGACGTAGTTAGTCGAGAAACTGGCTTGCCGAAATGGGCGCTTTCCTGCAGCGCCGATGAGTTTGGAAACATTATCGTTTCGCCGAGATTGCTGGATACTCATATCAAACAACACGAACCGGAGGACGCAAATGAAAGAAATGCTATATAGCAGCGACCCTAATGCGGATCGCGAGATTTTGGACGAAGGGTATGTCCACGGGTATCATTACTGCATTGTCTCCCTCGGCTGCCATCCGTGCGCCTATGTCGAGGTTCCAAAAGGTCACCCGTGCTATGGGCTTAACTACGAGAAGATCAAGGTGAGCTGTCACGGCGGCTTGACTTATTCCGAGAAAGGCATCGGTCCTCTGTTTCCGGATGCGTTCTGGATTGGCTGGGACTATGCACACTTCGGTGACCGCATTGAGCTACCGAGCTACGGCAGAAAAGGAAAGACGTGGACAACGCGCGAGATGCTGGTCGATGTTGAGAACGTGGTGTATCAGCTCTCAGGGATTGGCGGAAATGGAGGGTAAGAAGGATGGACAGGCTCACATGGTATGACAACGACGGTGGCATTTGGTGCCGCCGAGGGTACGAGGTCGCATTGGCACGGCTGGCTTCTTACGAAGCTACGGGGCTGACACCGGAGCAGGTGGTAAACGCCAAGACCATCATCGAATCCGCATTTGCGGAGGACACTCAAAAAGCCGAACGAATCAGGGAGCTGCTGGCGGCTGATAGCGAAGGGCGCGTGACGGTTCTTCCATGCCGGGGCAACGCAGACATCATTCTCATGCGAAACGGCATTGCTTTCAAGCCAGATCACTGGAATATCCACTTGACGGCGTTTGCAAATAATCAGCCAACACCGAGCGGCGTGAAAGTCGGTCTGTTTGACATCGAGGAAGTCCAGAAAGCAATGGAGGAACAGAAAAATGTCTAAGCCGATGGATACACAAAAAGTTAAGCTCGACGCTCTTTACACGATGTGGAGCTTTTTGCAAATTGGAAACCAGAAAGCAAATATCCCTGCGCTGAAAGAACAGTGCCGCTTGCTGCAACGGACCATGACCCAAAAGACAGCAGGACAGCGCACCGATAAGCCGAAGGACATCAATTTTGATGATCTCGACGCGATCACAAATGGAATCGTAATTGAAGCGATGGCCTTATATCTCAGCGGCACGTTGGATAGATTGGAGGTTTTCCCTGATGGCTAAGCCGAAAAAGCTGGGTATGCCAGCCGCCTATACCTCGAACGCCAGAGCTGATTTCCTGTGCCGCCCGAAAGCGGCAGAACGTCGGAAGTGGGCTGTTGCAAGCGACGATCGGCTGGCACGTATGGAGCAGAAACGCTTGGAACGTGAAAAGGAGAACGTAAAATGCGACTGATTGATGCAGACGCTTTTCTCGCTGGAGAAATCAAACGGTGCCACTGTGTGCCCTCTGTTGGCTCTTGCTATAACGACTACGAATCCCTGAAATGCCTCTTGGAGCAAGAGCCGACTATTGATGCTGCACCGGTGGTACATGGGCGGTGGATTCCGCTGCCGAGCATGGCCCCGGAATATGCGTGTTCTGTGTGCGAACGCGACTACACATGGGGCGAGTTGGAAGAAGCTCCATACTGCCCCAACTGCGGCGCGAAAATGGATGGAGGGAACGGGAATGGATGAAAGGCAAATTCTCGGCAGAGCAATTTCTTTCTATGGCAGCGAGATTCAGCGCGTCGTTGCAATCGAGGAACTGAGCGAACCGCAAAAAGAGCTGTGCAAAAGCCTGCGGTCGGGAGCCGACAGACCGCACATTGCTGAAGAAATTGCAGACGTACAGATCATGTTGGAGCAGATGATGATGCTCTATGAATGCCATGAAGACGTTGCGGTTTGGCGGCACAAAAAGGTGAACCGTCTGTATGAGCGGCTAATCCGTGACGGTGGAATGCGAGGTGCAGACAATGACAAGAAAACGTGCAGTTAAGCTGCTGATGGCTCACGGGTATAGCCGCAACCGGGCAAACAGGATTATGCAGAGCAAGGCACCCGGCGACAGCAATCTCCGGGTATATAGAGCGTATCTTTGCTGCAAGAGTGTTTGCGATACCATTGCTCAACTCTCACGTCGCTTTTTCAAATGTCTTGCTGCCACAAACGCTCTCAACGAAGCCCTGCTCTTTATGGGTGAGTCGTTGGCTGGGAGGTGACGCGATGCCGAGAACCAGCGAATTGACCTGCCGGTTTTGCGGCGCGGACAGCCGCTGCAAGGTCGAGGAAGTATATCTGCGTCCAAGAACACCGCCTATGTTTTGCGTCCGGTGTTATAATTGCGGTAGAGCGGGCAAGCCGAAAGGCACGAAGAAGACTGCGATCCGCGCGTGGAAGAAGACAAAATAACGATGGAAAGGGGCGGCGCACATGACTCTGGCGGAACTGAATGGACACCTTGATCTTGTCCAGCAGCTTCAGAAAACAGAAGAATTGATTCAGGGCTTGTGGAATGCTGCCGTTCCCGGCGCACAAAAGCTGGATGGGATGCCCCATGCTTCGGGCATCAGCGATAAAGTCGGCGCTCTTGGTGCAGAGATCGCAGACATGGAGACACAGCGTGACGCGCTGAAAGAGCAGATCGCCAGAAGTGAGGAAACTATCGCCGTCTGGATTGCGGAAATTGAGGACAATACGACGCGCCTTGTGTTTCGGCTGCGCTTCATCCGAGGTATGCCGTGGAAAACAGTTGCAAGTGTGCTTGGCGGTCGAAATTCCGAGGATGGTGTCAAGTCCATATGTTATCGCTTTCTCGGAACTTGCCCCGACATGACGCGCTCTGACGCGCTGTGACGCTTGCATTCACCCCTAAGATGTGGTTTCATGTAAACTGTAAAATTCCAAATCAAGCCGGGCGGCGCTCCTGATCGGGGCGCTGCTCATTTTATTCGGAAGGAGGGCTTGCCTCCACGATGCTCCTTGCGTGGAGGATGGCTCGGACCTGCGGCGTATCGCCAACGCTGCCGGCTGCGGGTACATCGAAAAAAGGAGGAAACCCTATGTTGCTCACATGAGCGGCGCGGGGTCAGCAGCAATGATCTATTTGCAAAACAACGTATTCGATGAAGCATTGGAGCGGTTGCGGATGATCTTTGACGACCACGACGATGTGATCGTCAGTATGTCCGGCGGCAAAGACAGTACCGTTCTGTTCCGCATGGCGCTTATGGTTGCGCAGGAGCGCGACCGTCTGCCGCTCAAGGTGTTCTGGCTCGACCAAGAAGCTGAGTGGCAAGCGACGGTGGACTATATGCAGCACATCATGGAGCTGCCAGAAGTCACGCCGTACTGGTATCAGATTCCCTTTGAATTCACAAACACGCTCTCCCCGGAGAAGAATTTCATCAGTGTTTGGGATCCGGAGGACAAAGCGATCTGGATTCACCCGCAGCACCCGCTCTCCATCAAGGAAAACCCCAGCAGCGAAAACCGATTCCATGAGCTTGTCAATGTTCTCCCGTCTTACTGCACCGATTCTGAGAATTGTGCCGTGCTGGTGGGGATGCGCATGACGGAAAGCCTGAACCGGCGCGTCGCCATCACGCAGCACGAAGCCCGATACAAAGGCGTGACGTGGTGCAAGAAGAAAGTCGGCAAGTGTCAGGTGTTCTGGCCGATCTATGATTTCACCAACGATGACATCTGGACAGCTATTGCCCGGAATCATTGGTCTTACAATCGTGTTTATGATCTGCAATACCAGTGGGGTTTGGCAAAGGAGGCAATGCGCGTCTCGGCGCTCATCCATGAAACCGCCTGGCACTCGATTGAAATGCTGCAGGAGTTTGAACCGGACACCTACAACAAATTCATCCGTCGCGTATCTGGCGTCGGCACGTTCGCCCATACCTTTGACAGCGGCGACATTATCCCGCGCCAGCTCCCGTTTGCGTTCAAATCGTGGCAGGAATACCGCGACTACCTGCTCGTCAATATCGTAAAGCCCGAATATCACGAACTGTTCCGTAACCGGTGGAAGAAT